AGATGTATGCGAAATAAAACTGTAAAATGCTATAATAAAGGCTAAGGAGTAACATGTCTCAGCCGTCCAATTTATATGCAGAAAAGGTTTATTCAGAGCACCCAACTATCTTGTGGGCATTGGATGATCAGGCCGATTATATTTCTTTAATTACAGAAAATCAAAGAGACATAAGAAGTGGCTGGACCGTAACTAATGCATCTGTAACTTCTGGCTCTAGTATAACTGGAGAGCCTTTTCCAGATAGTTATACAACTCTTGTTCAGGGAGATGTTCCTGTTGGAGCAACCCAGACAGTTACATTAATAAGTCCAAACCTTGTTAATTTTCAAAACTTAAACACAACTCTTGGATCTTTTTCTATTGGATCATACTTTTATTCAAATAGCGCATACCTACAGTCTGTAGAAATAGGATTCAGATACATAGATACAACCACTTCTTTACCAGTAGAAGAATTAGAATTTTTTACAACTTCTGTTTTTCAATCATGGAGTTTTATTTCTGGTACATTTGACATAGTAGATGAAAATACTGAATTTCAAGTTATCATAAAACTTAGTTATGCAGGCGGCGGAGGTTCTGGTGCCTATAACTTTTATATTAATGGAATTACAGCAGGTCAATGGTGTGAAGAATTTAACACAACTTCTTTAGGAGTTATACCAGTAGCATTCCCATCAAATATTTCACTATCTGCAACTCAAGCAGTTCAAGCAGACCCGTATGGTCTTGCGGGAGAAGTCGGATATTACCTTGTAGATAACAACGCCCTTATTGCAAGAAACAGCGGAGTGCCATTGGTTTTTGGTGCAAGCAATATAACAAGAATAACTCCTAACTCTAACAGCAAACCTTCTTTAATTGTTCCTGGAAAAGGTTTTTTAAATAAGAGCGGACAGTATAAAGATTATACAGTTGAGTTTTGGACAAGAATTAATTCTAATGCGTATACTCCTAAAAAAGTTTTTGGTCCAATTTCATCTAATGACGGACTATACGTTGAATCTGGATTTTTAACACTTGTAATAGGTACCGAGTTTGCTTCTCACTTCGTTGGCGAGTGGTTTAGACCAATGCTTATTCACGTTAGAGTAATTAGAAATAATGCAACGGTATTATTAAATGGAGAAGAGATTATAAATCTTCCCATTAATACAGATACGCTAGATCTTCCAGAAATGCTTGATGAATTTGGTGATAGCCAAGACTGGCTAGGATTTTATGCTTATGCAGATGTTACACCTATTGAAGTTGACTGCATTGCAATTTATCCATACTCTGTTGCAATAAGTGTTGCAAAGCGCAGATGGGTGTATGGGCAAGGAGTTCTTTCTCCAGAAGGTATTAATTCAGCGTATGGTGGAACAGCGGCATTTGTTGACTATCCATTTGCTGATTATACGGCAAACTATAATTACCCAGATTTTGCTCAGTGGGAGCAAGGAGCATTTGATAATCTTATAACAACATCAAATTCTTTAACTACACCACAACACTCTCTTCCAGAGATAGGACTTGATTCAAAAACCCTTGCAGAACTTTATGCAGATAATAAAGAAATACAAGACCCATTAGAATATAACTTTATAACATTTAGACCCAATAACTCCTGGAACTCAGATCGATGTTACTTTAATTTTCCTAACTTTAATGTTTTAAACGATGCTATCCATACAGTTTATGGTGTTTTTTCATCAGAAGACCTTTTATCAGAAGAAACACTTTTTAAGATTTACAATCCAAGCACTGGTAATTATTTTAGTATCAGAAAAGATTTAGATGAGATTCATTATTACCTTTACTTTAATGGAGTAGAGGAAGAAATCTTTAGAAGCGACATAATTGTTTCTGGAGAAAAGTTTGCAGCAGGAATTGAGGTTCAAACTCTTGTATCTACTTTTGGTGGCAATGTTGCAACATTCTTTGGAAATCAAAATGGACTAAAAATGTATGTTGGTGGTGAAACAGAAGGAATATACCAGTTTACTGGAAACATATACTCTATTGGTTTATCAACAAACTATAATGCTGTAGAAATAAGTGATCATTTTGAAGATAACGGAACAGCAATTGTTGATAGTTATTTAGCAACAGGTTCTGCGGAATCAGCAAACGCCATAGCACTTCTTGAGCATACTGCAAGTTACACTCTTTTACCACTACAGGCATATGGATCATACTTCCTTGACATTGGTGTTTCTGGTTACTGGGAAGACTATCTGCCTCTTTCATATTTTGCACAATTTGTCACAAATGATGTTGGCAATAAATATTATGACCTAGACTTTTTACAGTTTAATATTGGGTATCCATCACCCACAAAACTAGCGGAATATGAAACAACTAGTTCTTGGACATATCAAGAACTATTACAAGAATACTCACACCCAGTACAAAGAACATATTTACAATTAGATAACAACCTGTTTACTGGCTGGAATAACTATGAAGATATGTCCCAAAGAGCAGAGAAGTATTATGAGTATGATACATCAGATGCATCTATTAGAAGTTATATAACTTTTCAGTATATTGCAACAGGAGCAAATGCTCCACAGTCAGACTTTACAACGGTGCTTCCAGCAAAAGAGGGAGCAATTATTGACATGGATGAGTATCCAGATTGGCTGTCAACAAAGTTTGAGGTGGTAGACAATACTTTAATTTATCCAACAAAGACTGTTGACTTTAATGACCTTGCTTTGGTATACCACCTTGATTTTAATATTCGTGGTATTTTGAAAAAGCCTATTCAGTTAAGAAGGTTAGAACTTGCATCACAGGCATTTAATGATAACTCATTTAATCCAGTCGGAACTAGATTTGGTATTAACATGTTCCCATATACAAGGTCTGGATTGTATTATGACTATAAGGCAAAAAACCCATTTAGTATTTATAAAGGAAGCACCCCATATCTATATCTAAATAGAACTTCTGGCGTAGAGGTACGTGGAAGTTTTGACCCATTCGTAAGTCGTGGAATGTCGATTCCAGTTAATCAAAACGTTGCAGACAATTATCGTATTAGTGCCGCCCAAGTTTGGATGCGCTATGACCAAGATGCATTTCCTATTACACCAACAGAAATTTTTGAAATAGAATATAAAGCAGACACAATTAAGTTTTACATGGTTGCAGATAATCCAGAGGGCACAAGAGCAAGAATATATGCTATGAGTCAAGCAACAAACAGTTTATACAATGGTATGTCTTATTTTTTAAATGGGTCAATTGTAAGAGAGCCAGTACTAACAATTAAAGAGTGGGGAGTTCTTGGAATTGCCTTTGCAAGCGCCTTAAGTTTTGATCTATTCCTTGGCGCTATTAATTTAACTGGACCTCTTGTATTTAACAACATTGCTTTCTATCAGGCAAATAGCCTTCAACAAGTCCAGAGCAACTTGCTCAGACCATGGCTTAAGGTGGAAACTGATGGATTTACAAGTTTTGATTGGGAATATTGGCTTAATAGTTTTAATTGGGAAGGCGTTCTTGTTATTTCTGGATCAGATCTATACGGAGTTCTTCCTTCTGACGTTTATAAGACGTATATTGGAACAAATAAGATTATTATTGACGATCAAGAGGGCATGGTGTTCGATGCAGAAAAACTTAAGGTATATAATGACACAGTCTGGACTATTAGACTTGGAACACCAGTCTAATCTGGTATACTTTAGTACATGAATCCATTAATTAGTCCAAAAACTGGTAAGCCTATTGTAGGAAATGTACGTCGTCAGGTCATTGAAAAGAAATATAACTGGGGACTGTATGTTTATAAGAAGTCAGACGGTAAATGGTTTACCGATGGAGAGGGCAATGTATTAAACATTGAGTCTACTCGTGGAGATATTGCACAAATTACTAAACTAAAGAATGCAGCAAAGTATTATGGTGATGATGGAGACGGAGAAGTAGTCTTTGTTCCTGGACTTACTAGAATTAGCGAAGAAGAGCATTCAGAACAAATCGATAGAATGAAGCAGGGACTTATTCCATCAATGAACGATCTTGGTGCTTGGAAAGCCGCACAAGACACAATGAACAAACACGGAAGAGATGCGTACGAAGCATGAGCGAAGATTACGATTACATTCAAGCAAGTATTAGAACTCAAGAAGAGTCTGAAAATCTTTTCAAGTCACAAGATCCATTTGGAAAAGACTGGACAATATTAAAAGATTATGTTGGTATTGATCAAAACTTCAAGCGCAGAACCTCAAGAACAGTTTCTAAAGCAACATATGCATACAATACAGTAGAGCCTTCAACACAATATCTAAATTCTGCAAATGCAGTTCCTGCTGGAGATGGTGCAGAATCAAAACAAATTAATCCTGGAACGGTATACAGAAATGGATACGGTCTATTTGATGTAATTACACCACCATACAACATGTACGAGTTAGCAAGTTACTATGATACATCTTTTGCAAATCATGCTGCCATTGATGCAAAGGTAGAAAACGTTGTTGGTCTTGGATACCGCTTTGATATTACAGATAGAACAATGTTACGTTTTGAGACAAATGATGATCAGGGTGCTGTAGATCGTGCACGTCGCAGAATTGAAAGAATGAAACTTGAAATGCGTGAGTGGCTAGAGTCTCTTAATGATGACGACTCATTTACAACAAGCATGGAAAAGGTTTACACAGATCTCCAGGCAACTGGAAATGGATTTCTAGAAGTTGGTAGAACCGTAACTGGAGACATTGGATATATTGGACACATTCCATCAACAACTGTGCGTGTAAGAAGACTGCGTGATGGCTTTGTTCAAATTATTGGTCAGAAGGTGGTTTACTTCCGCAACTTTGGTGCAACTAATACAAACCCAATGACAACAGATACTCGCCCAAATGAAATTATTCACATCAAGGAATATTCTCCATTAAACACATATTATGGAATTCCTGACATTATTTCAGCGGTATCATCATTAATTGGTGACTCACTTGCTGCTCAATACAATATAGACTACTTCCAAAATAAGGGAGCCCCAAGATATATTATTACAGTCAAGGGTGCAAAACTATCTGCTGATGCAGAAGACAAAATGTTTAGATTCCTTCAGTCTGGACTAAAAGGGCAAAACCATAGAACGCTGTATATCCCACTTCCTGGAGATACAGATAACAACAAGGTTGAGTTCAAGATGGAGCCAGTTGAAACTGCAATTCAGGAAGCATCATTTGAAAGATATAGAAAACAAAATCGTGATGATATTCTTGTAGCACACCAGGTTCCTATTTCAAAACTAGGCGGATCAGATTCAGGCGCTATTGCTGCTGCTATGTCACAGGATAGAACCTTTAAAGAGCAGGTTGCCCGTCCAGCACAGGCACAACTTGAAAAGGTTATTAATAAGATTATTAAAGAAAAGACAGACATTCTTAGTCTTAAGTTTAATGAACTTACACTTACAGATGAGATTGCTCAATCACAAATCATTGAGAGATATGTTAAGACACAAGTTATTACTCCAGATGAGGCTCGTGAATTGATTGACATGCCGCCAAGAGCAGATGGAGAAGGTAATGCTCCGTTCTCTATGACACCAAGACAAGCAACAGATGCAAGAGCAAATCTTGCTGGCAATCGTCAACGGGATGCTGAAAGAACAAACAACTCTTCAGACTCTACAGCAACACTTGAAGGTAGAAATCCACAAGGAGAAGGAAGATCATCTCAATAGTTGAGAAAACCATAAAAAGGTTTGATATAATAATACTGCCATGATTATAAATAAAGCACACTGGATTACTGAAGGCAACAATGTTCGCTTTTCTATGCCAATCGGCAAGGTAGACCAGGAGCGTAGAATTGTATCAGGTTTTGCAACATTGGACAATATTGACAAGCAAAATGACATTGTTACAACAGAGGCAAGCCTAGAAGCATTTAGAAAGTTCCGTGGAAATCTACGTGAGATGCACCAGCCAAGTGCTGTTGGAAAGATTGTTTCATTTAAAGAGGATCGCTATTTTGAGCCTCAATCAAAGAAGTTTTATAGCGGGGTATATGTTTCTGCATATGTCTCAAAGGGTGCACAGGATACCTGGGAAAAGGTACTTGATGGCACACTAACTGGTTTTTCAATCGGTGGCAACATCACAAAGTCAGATGATACATTTGATGAAAAACTTGATAAATCAGTGCGTATAATTAAAGAGTATGAATTGTTTGAATTATCACTAGTTGATAATCCAGCAAACCAATTTGCTAATGTTATCTCTATTGAAAAAGTAGACGGTAAGAATACAGTTAGTGGATACCTTTCAAAGACAGAAGTTAAAAACGTATTCTGGGATTCAGA